ACAGAACACAAACCTATAAGAAAATTAGTTAAAGATTTTATGGACGGAGCCTTTATGATGATGACTAAAGGTTGGAGCTTAATGCACGAAACGCAATTATTTCAATGTTTAAAATGTGGAAATGAAATAGAAGTGGAGGTAGAAAAATAATGGAATTAGAAGAATTAACTCAACTAAAATCTTTGACAAATAAGATGAAAATAGAAAAACTTGTTTTTGGTAGTTTAAAAGCAGAAAAATTAACAGAGGAATTTATAAACAAATTTGTTGATACAATGGAAAATATTTATAATACCAATATTATGGTGCTAGAAGATATTATTAAAAAGATGGAAAGCAAGGGGGTAGAAAAAGATGGAAAGCAAAATTGAGCCTAGAAAAAATTTCTACTCTAAGGAAATGAATTATGATAGAATGGAAAGTAAATTAGAAGATGTGGCTAAAACATTAACTTTAGCAGAAGTTCTTAAAATGATAAGGGAAATAAGTTGGGATATGGTTTATTATAATAGTCAAGAAGATTGTGGAATTATTTATAAAGATGAAACCTACACCGAACAAAATAGATGGGAGGCTTGTCAGCTCCAAAGTTTTTTAAGGACGGCTTGTGATTTATTTGGGCAATCTATTTTAGACCATAGAGAATTTGGAGATTATTTAAATCATTGGCTTAATGGTGGAGCAATGGAATTACAAATAGAGAATTTAAAAAATGAGATTGATAGTCTTAAAGGGCAAATTCAAGATTGGAAAGATAGATGTTATGATTTAGAGTGTGAAATGAGGAAAAATAATGATTGAAAATAATAATAGAATACAAAGTATGCTCCACAACATTTTAGAAAAGGTTAGTATAATTCAAAAAGATTTTGAAAGAAACGGAGAAACCCATTATGATTATATTCTTGAAAAATTAAGTTCTGCTCAATGGGACTTAAATGTTTTAATTAAAATGGCTAACGACAGAAAAGAACTTGACAAAAACGATTAATTATGATATTATCTTTTTAAGATAAAGGAGGTTTCAAATGGCGAGATTTATATTTGACGCAGACAAAATTGAAGACATTTTTAAAATTCCTGCTTATGAAAAATCAAAATATGAATTTGACGGGCATACGTCACAAGATGTTTTAGAAAGGTTAAAGAGTGTGATATAATGTTTAAGAAACATATAAAAGCAAAAAGAAAAAACGTGGGGGATTTTAGAGAAAATTTATTAACCCAAATTGAAGGTTTATTAAATATTGAAATTGGTAATTATATTTATGAGAATGGAAGGCACTTAAATTTAAAACCATTTTTTGATATGAGATGCGGAGCCGATATTTACATTTTTGATGAAGATTTTGCAGAAATTGATGAATATAATATGCTTGATTTTAAAAAAGCTTTTCATATTTTTGGAGATTTTGAACTAGAAGATAAATCTATGATGGGACACTATCACTACGAAGACTTACTTTGGTTAATTTTAAATTTTAAAGAAGAAAAGAAATATATGATAAAAAAGATAGACGAATATATTGATTGGAAGGAGAAATATTTAGATGAAAAAAATAAGAAATAATGTATTTGAAACAAATTCAAGCTCAACACATTCATTGACAATAGGAAGGGCTTTAGGAAAAGATTATGTTCCTTATGGGAAAAACCTAAAGATAAAATGGTTTGATGAAGAAAGTACACTAACAACATTACAAGAAAAAGTTTCTTATTTAGTATCTCACATTGCAAGTTGGTACGTTTATAATGCCGAAGACTATGAAGATTTAATAGAACAAGTAAAAGATAATTGGGACTTCAAAAGAATTGAAAGATATGTTAAAGAGAATTTTGATAAAGACATAGTATTTCCAAAATATGATGGAGATATTGAAGATATGATTGAAATTAATCATCAGCTTATTAGTTGGAACCATAGTATAGATGAAGTTATTGAGGATATGTTAACGGAAGAAAGAGATTATCTTGGAGAAGTATTACAAGATGGAAAAGATATAGAATTTGGAAGAGATTAGAGGGAAAGCAAATGAAATTAATAAGACCAAAAACATTTGAAACTAATAGCAGCTCAACTCACGCAATTACAATTCCTAGAAAAATTGATAAAAATTTAAAAGGAATAAGACCAAGCATTTATTTTCATATAGATGAATTTGGTTGGGGTTATGGAAAACACGAATTAAAAGATTATATTTGGACTGCTATTTGTGATATTTATCCAGACAACTATGAAGAATATAAACAAAAAATAATTAATATTTTAAGTCCTTATTATAATAAAATTGAGTTTGAAGAACCTAAATTTGATGAATGTTATGATGATGACGGAAAATTAAAATGGAGATATTTAGATAGTATGCAAGGTTATGTTGACCATTGTCACGAATTAACAGAATTCTTAGAAGAATTATTTGGAAACGAAGAATTATTTGTTAATGCCATTTTAGAAGGATATGTAAGAACAGGGAATGATAATGACGATGGTTATGATTTAGATGATTTAGATGATAACCCAGATTATTATCATTATTATAAAGGAAATTAGGAGGAAATATGAAATTAATTAGAAGAAATACTTTTGAAACTAATTCAAGTAGCACACACGCACTTGTGATTATGTCTAAAGAAGATTATAAGGCTTGGCAAAATAATGAAAAGGTTTTAAATCTTTATACTGGAGAAGTTGAAGATTTAAGTGATAACGATAAAAAAATCATAAGAAATGCAGATGGCTCTATAGATTATAATGGGGAGCATTTTGATAGCGAATATGATTTTATGGAAAGTGATTACTATGATGTAATTGAAGATGGGAATGCCTCTAAAGAATATATAAATAATTATGCAGAAGTTGAACAAAAAGAACTTGATGATAAGATAATTATGAGTATTTATAGAGGAGATAGATGGTAAATGAAACTAATTAGAAAAGGGACATTTGAAACCAATTCTTCTTCTACACACGCATTGGTTGTTCCTCATAAAGTTGATGAAGAAAATTGGAATTTAAGTGATAGTTTAGACCACGAATATGAGTTTGGTAGACAAGAAAGCAGATTAGTTACAGATTGGGATGAAAAATTAGCTTATGTTTATATGGTTGTAAAAGATTTTTCTGAATGGAATCACAATCAAGAATTTGATACCAATATAGATTTAAAAAAATTCAAAAAGAGAATTAATGACGCTTATAAAAAAGTTTTAAAAATGGTTAAATATAAACCTTATGACGGAGACCCAAAACCAGATGATATTTTTAGATATATTGATAGCGATGGAAAAGAACCTCTTGGAGATATACATATTATGAGTTTAAGTGGGTGGTTTCCAACTCCATATGTAGACCACGTTGAAGATTTTGCCTCAAATGGGTTTTTAGAGAAAATTTTAAATGATGATGAGTTTTTAATTAAATTAATTTTTAATAGAGATTCATATATAACTATTGGTGGAGACGAATATCGTGGTTATAATATTAAGACCATAGGTTTTCAATACGATTATGAAGAAGAATATATTAACAACGGAACTGAAGAATGCCCTAATTACGAAGATGTTGGAGAGTTTTGGGATAAGCTCAAAAAATATGAAGAAAATAATGATGTTTATCTAAAAGGAAATTAGTGGAAAAATTTTCACTTTTTTCTTGACATAATTATCTTTATATGTTATGATGTTATTAACATAAAAGGAGGATAGATAAATATGGAACACACTATTGAAAAAATTGATTGGATGATTAGCTATTTACAGAATAAAGTTGTGAGAACCGTAGATTTAAAAGATTTCTTTACAATTCAAAACGATGAAAAGAAAATCAAAGTTGAAGAAATAAATAAGAATGAATTTAAATATACTTTAAAAGACTGTGTTTTCACTGTAATACTAGAACCAGTTGAAAAACCTAAATCACATTTTGTGGTTACAAGTGTCTCTTGCACAAGAGATTAAGGAGGAAATATGAAATTAGTAAGAAATAATGTATTTGAGACTAATAGTAGTAGCACACATAGTATAACTATAAGTCGTTATGAAAGACCTGCCGAGAATAATATTCCTAGAAATTACGAAGGGATATATGCGATTTCTCAATATGGAGATGTCGGTGGTAGCGACGAAACTTATGCTTGTGATACGCATAACACCGAGGTTAGTAAATTAAGATTTATTATTAATATGATTGCTTCAATATATGAAGATAGTGATTTATATAATGAATGGGAATACGATAAAAAGGACGACATAGAATATACAATAGAACAATTTAATAAATTAATTAATCAAGATTTATTTATTTGGTTAAAAGAGGTTGTTTATGAAAAAACCGGAACTACAATAGAATTTGAGCAACCATCTTATAATTGGTTTCCATTTTTTGAAACAACATATAGTGAATACGATAGTTTAGAGAATTTACTTGATATTGAAAAAGACGAAAATGGGAATTATGATAAGGATAAATTTAAAGCGAGGGTTCGAGATATAATTTTTAATAGTAAAGTTTATATCAAAAATGAAAATTGTCCTTACGGAATGGAGAGATAATATGAAATTAATAAGAAGAGGAACATTTGAAACTAATAGTTCAAGTACACATTCAATTACTATGTGTACTGAGAGCGATTTCGATAAATGGAAAAATGGCGAAATGTATTGGAATAGATGGAATGAAGAATTAGTGCCAAAAGAAGAAGTTGAGAAATTAGAAGATGAGTATGGAGATAAAACATACTATACTTATGAAGAATTTAATAGTTATGACTATTTAGAGTATGAAACATTTGAAGACCATTTTAATGGTGTAGCAGCCTTTGGTTATTATGGATATGATGGTTAGAAAGAGGTTTATAATGGAAGAAAAAATAATTTATATTGGTGAATATAGTCCTGACCAAAAAGCATATAATATTGATACTTTAGAAAATATTATAGAAATTAATTTAACAAATATGGCTAATAATAATTTTAATGGTTATATTCCTGTTTGTTATGGATATTCTACTGAAGAAGTAAGGAAACAATTAGATAATATTGAAAAAGAACTAGGGAGACCTTAATAAAATTGATTAAAAAGAGGTGATTTGAATGAAATTATTAAATGCTTATAAAGACGGAAACGCTACAATATCTATTTTTGATGACGGAACTCGTATAATAGACATCCCAGACGGAGAAAAACCTAATTTAGATTTTCCCCTTAGTATGGATTTTAAAATAACAAATTGGTGCGACCAAATGTGTTCAATGTGCCACGAAATGTCAAACCCAGAAGGAAAACACGGGGATGTTATGAATCTTAAATTTATAGATAGTCTTCGTGCAGGAACTGAAATGGCTATTGGTGGGGGAAAAGTTACAAGCCATCCTCAATTAAAAGAGTTTTTACAAAAATTAAAAAGTAAAGGTGTGCTTCCAAGTATAACCGTACATCAAAACGAATTTATTGATAAAGTCGATTTGATTAACGAACTTATTGATGAAGATTTAATTTATGGTTTAGGTGTGTCATATTTAAAACCTTACGATATAATGTGGAAGGCAGTTGCTGAAAATGACAACGCCGTAGTGCATTTAATAGCCGGGATTCACGGCAAAGATGTATTTGACTATCTATCTCAATTTAATTGCAAAATACTTATTCTAGGGTATAAAAATTGGGGTAGAGGAGCTAATTTACTTCAAAATGAAAAATTAAACAAAGATATTCAAGACAAGATAGATTGGTTAAAAAATAATTTAACTAAATATATGTCAAAGTTTAAAGTTGTTTCTTTTGATAATTTAGCAATTAAGCAACTTGATGTTCAAAATAAATTAACAAAAAATCAATGGGATGAATTTTATCAAGGAGACGATGGAACTATGACGATGTATGTTGATGGTGTAAAAAAACAATTTGCTATGACATCAACTTCTCCAAAAAGATATGATTTATTAGATAATATTGATGATATGTTTAAAATTATAAAAGAAGAAAAATAATCTTCTTTTTTTTCTTGACTTTTTTCACTTTTTATGATATTCTTTTATTAACATAGAGGGAGGTTATTGAAAGATGAGTATATATGACACAAGAAATGAAGATGCTTTAGCTACTCAAGGCTGGAAATCTTATAAAGATTCCACATTAAAATCAATGAGCAAAGACGATTTAATTGACCAAATAAGATGTTTAGAGCATAATTGGGCTGGGGAAATTAAAGCCAATAAATTGTTATCTTATAGGCTTAAATGTTTTTTAGATGTTTTAGAGAAAAATGGACACCCAGAAAAGTTTAATCAAATTTGTGCATTACCCGGAGAATATGGTTATAGACAAGACGATTTAGAGCCAAATTTAGACCTTTTTTGTGAAGGAAGGGATGATTATTGGTATAATAGTTATTTGCGTGCTATGAGGGAATTAAAGGTATATAAGGAGGCTATTAAAGACATTAAATCTTATAACCCTTGTTATTATGAACTCGATTATGATTGGGACGAAGAACCTATAGACAATTATCAAAGTTTAGATATTGATTATATTATTGAAAATATTAGAGAAACTATGAAAATTGATAGGGACGAAGAAAATAAAAATTTTTTTGGGATATGGGATTTAAATGAGATGAATTATTTTACGGAAGAAGAACAAAAAGCAGAAGAAGAAGTAATTAAAAAGATGGCTGTTGAGCCAAAGGATAACTTTTATGATTATTATGAGAAAGAGGAGAAAGAAAATGAGTAAATATGATACTACAACCAAAATCACAAATTTTAATGTAAGATGGCAGGCTATTAAATCGGCTTGTATGACAACAATTAGTAAGAAGGCCGGTGATAAAGAACCTCCAAGAGAATGGAAACGTAAATTATTAATTTGTAGGCACTCACCAATTAGAAGAGGGGTTATTAGTTGGAAATGGGAAAATATCCCATATGCAATATCAACACATTTTGCTAGACACCACGAGGGTTGTGAAAAATTTATAGGAACAGAAAGAGCCGACAGAACAGAAATAAAAAATAGAGAAGAAAGAAGTCAAATGAATTATGTTCCTATGGAAATGGATGCCAATATTCAAGCATTAATGAATATTGCCGAAAAACGTCTTTGTATGTGTGCAGACCCAACAACAAGAGAATATATGGAGGCTCTAGTTGAAGCTATTAGAGAATATGACCCAGATATAGCGTGGGCTCTAGTTCCTCAATGTGTAAGATGTGGTGGCTGTGTTGAGCCATTTGGCACTTGTCAATATTATAATAAAATATTTGAAGATATGCCTTTAGAACAACAAAACGATGTTATGGCTCGATATGACCATTATGATGAGCATAGACAAAAAGTTTTATCTTTAAAAAGAGGAAATGGATTAATTAAATAGAGGTGAAAATATGACTAAAAAGAAAGAAATAAAAGAGGAATTAAACCCTTCTGAATATTTTAACGATTTAAAAGATAAGGTGCAAAATATTACAGATGAGGAATTAGTTGAATTTTATCAAGGGTGTTTATCTTTAGTAGACAAATATAAAATAACTGGACAAAAAAGGGTTATTCAAAAGTTAAAATTTTTGGTTGATTGTGTGGAGAAAGAAAGAGAAGTTGTTAAATTAGGGATTAATTCTTTTGTATATCGTGAAGATATTGAAGAATATATAGATAAGGTTTCGAAAGATGTGGTGAAAATCATTGAATTAGAAAATTATCCTAGGGAAATCCCAGATAAAATAGTTGAAACAATTGCTAAAACAAAAGATATTTTTGACCAATTTTATGTTGTATTTACAGATTATACTGGAGAAGTTGAAAGACAAGTTCAAAAAGAAAGAAGAGATAAAGACCCTATATTATTCGGTAGTTTTCAAAAAGAAACTGGTTCAAATAATTTCAATAGACAAGAAATAATTATGAGCGACAGATTTTATTTCTTAGGAGATTGAGTTGATGAATATTGTGATTTGACTATGGATAAATTCTTAAAAGAAGCCGGGAAAGAAAAATTAAAAACAATTGGAACTCCAAAAAATATTGATGAAATTAGGATGGAATTAAATAGATTAGATGATGATTTAAAAATAAAAAATAATGCTCCTAAAAAATCATTCTTTAAAAAAATCAAATCTATTTTAAAAAGAAAATGAAAAGTAATATAGATTTAACTGAAAATTCAGATTTTGCCATTCCTATAAGAGTCCCTACCAGATTATCGAGAATAGATGTTTCTATGGCAGTGTGTAATTATGATAGGAATATATTAGGTAGGGCTCTTCGTAAAAATATAGCAGATATTCATTATTGTATTGAATCGGACATTGAATATAGTCAACGAGGTGGAATGATACAAGGTAATGGATATAGAAGAGAATATATGAAAGTTTGTGAGGAACCAGATTCACATTGTGAAAGATGCGGACGCCATAAAAAATATCCCTGGGAAGATTTTAGTTCCCTTCTTTGTCCTCAATGTAATGCTATATTGGATTATGAAATGGGAAAAATACCTTGGAAGGAGAGATAAAATTGTTTAATATACAAATAGAATTAATTAGGTCAGGGCAACCAAGACCTTATGCAGATAGTATTTTAGAGTATAAAATCGTTGTTTCCGGAGATTTACCAAATGATATAGATAGAATTATTGAAGAATTTTGCACTAAATCTTTAACTCATTGTGATAAAAAGTATAGCGATGAAAGAATGTGGTGTGACTCTTATTATTCTTTTGATTCTACATTGTTAGATAATGGTAATAAAAAATATAGATTTATTGTGACAAGTCCATATTTAGATTAAGGAGGAAACTTATGTCAGAAACAAATAAAAAAGCAATTAATGAAGGAGCAGAATATTTTGTATTAAAGGTTAAAGATAAAAATATTCTTGTTGATATGCACGACATATTAGACATTGTCAAATCAGTAACACAAACCTATCTTAAAGATGGGATACCAACATCTATTGATTTATATAATATTATATATAATGATGGAACAAGGTGGACATTACCAATAGAAGAGGCTTCTTTAAAAAGATATGAAAAATTTAAAAAAAATCTTGACAAGAAAAAATAATTATGATAATCTTATATTAAGATAGGAGGAGATAGTAATGAAACTATTAGATTTCATACGAGAAGGAATGATTGATAATGAGGGTGAAAAGAATATTGAAATCGAGAATAAGCAAATGAGAAAGAAAATTAAATCTCATAAAACAGCTTTAAAAGATGCCATTGGAGAAAGAGATTTGATTAGGGAAAAATATATAGCTATTCTTGAAGAAAAGGGCGAAGGATTTAATCAATATTTATTTTGGCAAAATAAAGCCAATGAAACAGAGGCTGAAGAAAGAGAATTAAGAAAAGAAATTAATGACATCAAAAAAGATTTAAAAGATTTTAATGAGGTTATAGGAAGATTATTTAATAAAAAAGAAATCACTTCATTAGCCAAATGTGATAATTATGATGACTTTTTAGTTTATGCACTTAGATTATATTATAATGATAAAGAATTGCCTTTAAAGGGTATATCAGAAACCTGTAAAAAATTAGAAATAACTAAAGATATGATTAAAAAAGATTCAGAATTTCTATATAAAACATTAGGCGTAGATAAATGGGATATAGATTAAAGGAGAATATATAATGAAAGACAAACGATTAATTATATGTATTATAGCTATATTATATGTGATTGTCTCTGTGATTATTGTAATAAATATAATTAATAAAAATAATAATTTACAACAAAAACAAAATATGATTATAAAAGAAAATGAAAGGCTTTTATATGAAAATAACTATTTATTAAATGAAAATGAAAGATTAGGAATGATAAATAGTGAGATTTGGGAATTATTTAAAACTGAATTAAATGTAAAGGAGGAAATTAATAATGAGTAAGTGTTCAAAAGTAGAACCAGTAGTTCACAAAATTTTAGAAGAAAAACCATACACCAGAGAAGACGATTTTATGTTGGTATATGAAGTTTTTAAAGAATTTCTACCCAATATAGATAATATGAGTTTTAAAGAGGTTATGGAAAATCATAAACAATATGGATTACCTTATTTTGAAAGTGTAAGAAGAACAAGACCAAAACTTCAAAATAAATTTCCTGAACTTTTACCTTCAAAAGAAGTGCAAGAAGGTAGAAAATTAGAAGAAGCCGATTATAAAAGTTATGCTTTATCATAAAAAGGAGGAATTAAATATGTCTTATAATAGAGTACAAAGATTTGAAGAAATAACTAATGCAATGTTTGATTTATATAAAAGAAAAAATGCTGATTATGGAAATTCAGTAGCAAAGACATTTGATGAATATGGTTTAGTATCATTTCTAGTAAGAATTGAAGATAAATTAAATAGAGTAGCAACTTTAACAAAAAAATCTACAACAGAACAACAAGTAAAAGATGAAAAAATAGAAGACACTTTATTAGATTTAGCAAATTATTCAATTATGGCTCTTATTGAATTAGATAGGGTTAAAAGTGAACAAGTCAAAGAAATGAGCTCTGAAGATGAAACTAGAAAATAGTGATTATTTATCGATATTTGATATTGAATTAAGAAAAGCCCAAAAGTATTTTTCTGATTTAAAAAAAGAATTTGTGGTAAAAGTTTGTAGAAAAACACTCAGTATTTTAGAAACATCCCCACATTTTGCTATTTTAAATGATAAAGGCAAATTAATATATCTGTATAGAAATAACTATAAAATTATATTAGATGAAGAATTAGATTTTAATACAGATAAAGATTTTGTGTTCACAGAGGTGGAATAAATGAATAATTTATATATAATGATAGGTTTACCTGGCTCTGGTAAAGATACTATAGCAAAAAAAATACAAGCCGTAGATAGATTAAAAAATGTGATTTTAAGTAGTGACGATATTAGAATTGAATTATTCGGTTGGGAAGACCAAAGCAAAAATGGACAAGTTTTTGAAGAAATGAATAAGAGATGTAAAGAATATTTATCTAAAGGATTTAATGTTATTTATAATGCCACTAACTTAAACAAAAAAAGACGTATGGCTTTAATCAACGAGATGAAAAAATACGCCAATATTAATGCTATATTATGTCTATGTCCAATAGGAACAATTTTTGAGAGAAATCTTCTTAGATTTGAGAGACATATTCCAGAAGATAAATTACTTCAGATGTTTAGAACTATGGATATACCAATGAAATACGAAGGATATGATAACATCTACTATATAAATACGGACAAAAGATATAATAGTAAAGAAATGATAGATTGGTTTTTAGAAATAGGTAAAGATTATGACCAACAAAATGAGCATCACAATGCAACAGTTCAGGAACATCTTTTATTAACAGCTCAAATGGCTTTTCAATATAGTCAAGATGAAAATTTATATGAAGCTGGGCGTTTTCACGACATAGGTAAGCCTTATTCCAGAGAATGGAATGAAGAAAAACAAAAATATACTTATTATGAGCATCATAGAATGTCTGCTTATTTATATTTATTATATGCCACCTATGATTTAGATATTTACATTTATAATAAAGAAACTCACTTGTATAAAGGTATTGAAGATAAAAATATGGTTGATTTAAAGAAATTTTCAGATAATGTTTTAGATATTTCAACCTTAATTTATCATCATATGGATAAATTTATTGGTAATTTAGACAAAACTAAAGAACTTCTTGGAAATGAATTATATGGCAAATTAGAAATTTTAATGAAAGCTGATGCTTTTAGAGAGGAGAAATAAAATGGATAGTAAAAGTATTAATCCTTTTGCATATAAAAAGGTTGAAAGCGTGGATTTTGTATTTGAAAATTGTGAGACATTTAAAGTTCCAGCAGATGGAATAGATAGAATGTTAATAAGGGATATTCATTATTCTTTTGATATTCATCCTAATGGACTTAGTAAATGGGCTGAACCAGGAGAAACATCTTGTTGGTGTATAGCCGATTATGTTAGTGTAATTTTAAATGAAAAAGGAATGAATATTATTAGTGATTGGGCAGAAATGTTTGACGATGCTCAAAGCCTTAAAGATAGAATTAAAGGTAAAGATATAACTCATTTTGACTTTAACTTTACAGACAAAACAAATCTTTATGTTGGTGTTCTTTGGGAAGATGGAGAAACAGAATATGATAATAAATATCAACATAATACGATTAAAGAAAAAATGGTTTTTATTGATATTACTAATGATATAAATGATGAGGATATGGAAAAAGAAAATAACGATTATTATGAATTTGAAACTTTTAATTTAGAAGAAGATAAAGAACCAATCCAATTAAAGTTTAATGATAAATTTGACGATATAATAGAAGATAAAGAAGAATTTAATTATAATGTCCCTAATTATGTAGAAGCTGCTTTAAATAAAATTGATGCCGAATTAGATAGGGTAATGTGGAATATTCATCAACAAGAATATGATAGCCCTTTTAGTAATTCTGGAAATAAATATAAAGATAATATATTTGAAGTAGAAGCTTATGATTGGAATGATGATTCTAAACAAGAGTATAACTTTAAATGGGAAGATTATAAAATTAGATGGTATAAATATTGTGGCAGAGGTATGGAGGCTAATAGATATATGTCCCCAGAAGAATGTGCTAAAATGCTAGATGAGTGTTTAGCCGATATTAGCGGTTTAGATATTGATGAAGACGATTTGTTTGGAGAAACACCTACTGCCGGAACTCTTAATTCAAATTGCATTCAATGCGGCAGACCGGCAGATAAAATATTAGAATCTGGTGTAGGTGCTTGTAAAGAATGTTTAGATAAACTTGGGAAAGAACAAAATAGAATTCGTGAAGAGATAGAAAATGCTTTATTTGAATTTGGTTTTGATAATTATGAAGATGTTTGTAATGTTATTGAGACATTCGAAGATATAATTAAATTTATCAAAAATAATAGTGGCGTGGATAATTTAGAAGCATTGCTAAACTGCTTGAATGCAAGTAAAACTGTAATGCAACTACAAAATCATCTATTAAGCAAAGAAAAAGAGGAAGAAATACTAAAAAAATTTGAAGAATTTAAAAAAGGCATTGACAAATAAGGAAAAATATGGTATAATTGGAACATAATGATAAAGGTAGAGAGGCGTGGTCAAACAAAAGTCCTATAAATCATCTATATAATGACCGGCTCGAGCGGATATAGAGATTAAAAACGCCATTTCAATAAACAAGTTCCATCATACAAATCGGGACACAAAAGATGGATTAAAGAAATAATTTAGTAGGATAGAATTAGAGTATTGTTTATTGCTTTCCTAATCATTCAATCACCTCTTACTTTTTATATAAAGAGGTACCTCTTCCTAGGGAATTGGTGTAGTGGCTAGCATAGCGGTCTCCAAAACCGTTGACTGGGGTTCGAATCCCTAATTCCCTGCCAGATATGCCCAGTGTGTTCGGGCGCCAGAATACTGAAGCACACATTTTGTAGGTATTCAATTTGGTTCGTTGGTGTAACGGTTATCACATATGCCTGTCACGCATATAATAGGAGTTCAACTCTCCTACGAACCGCCATTAAAATTTGATTTATACAGAAGATTAACTTTAGTAGTTAAAAGTAAATACTTTATAGTATTGAAGCTCAACGTATGAATAAATATAAGCCAGCCTTCGTGGCTTTAAGGATAATCCAGTGATGGGATAAAGAGACGGTAGAAAAGATTGTTAGTCTCGATGCAATAGCATTTCACTGAAAGGCAATTTAGTATCACACATTATGGCAATCAACGTGCAGAAGATGAGTAGTGTGTATCAGGCTCCAGGCAAGTCTGGTTGAGTAGATAATACAATAGAGAAAGATTGATTTATGGTAAAGATTCTGTCCAAGAACGATTGCTATATTTAAAATTATTATTGCCTAACATAGAAATATGCGGCTACGATATTAATTTAGTTGATGAAGATGGAAATTCAGAACAGAAAGGCGATGAATGGGCATTTCCCAAAAGGAAGTGATGTTCAAAGCTGAACCTCGTCTTTCAAGTTGTCGACGTACAATCTACGAACACGCTGCATTTGGCGCAGATTTACAAATGTTACTTTGAATAGATATTTGGTAAATATTGTTGAAAAAGCAAAAGTGTTCGGCACTCATAAGGGAAGAATAGCCTTATACTACTGAAATATGTAGTCTTGTGGAACTCGCAAGGTGAAGCAAGAGAAAGTAAAAGTATCTATGTCGGTAGGTGCGGGGACGTATCGAAAGACTTATCCAGGTCGCCACATATGAGAAATGAAATCTATTATACTTATGAGTAAGAGTTTGGTGGTTTTTACAAAACTATCGGCTATGGCATACTGCTGATTAGAAATAATTAGAGTGAATAGCAGAGCCCAATCTCTGTGGAACGTATGCTTAAGAAAGGTCAAGTTCTCAGCCTATTATTAAACAATCTTTACTGATTGTTTAAAAGACAATAACACCCCTGTTGTCTTTTAAAGAGTTAGTAAGGGTTACTAATTCAGAAAGAAAGGTGAATTTAAATGGTTAGAATTATTGATACTAGAAGTTATGTAAATCGTGAGAAAAGAACTATCGTTACTTTTATTAAAGATGAATATAATAATGAATTTAAAGGACAAAGTTATTGTAGCGTAGATGATGAATTTAATGAAGATTTCGGAGAAAAGTTGGCATATTATAGAGCTAAAAGAAAAATGTTAAGATTCTATAGAAATTCAGCTCAAAGACATTTAAATAATACTAAAAAAGATATTGCTAAATGGGAAGAAGCAATTACCAAAGAAATTAATAAAAATCAAGAAATCTTAGATAAAGTTGAAAATGCTATCAATGAAATGTTAAGTGTTGAATAAACACTTTTGCACGCCGGCCTAGCTCAACTGGCAGAGCAATCGCCTTGTAAGCGATAGGTTGGGGGTTCGATTCCCTCGGCCGGCACCATTTGGGGATGTTTATTGGTTTCGACAGGAGTAGGTTGAATATTACAATACAAGTCGTTGGTAAACGTAAAATACGAAACAAAATAAACGCAAACTTTATTGCAAAAATCACTAATAAAGTTAAATCTTTATTCACTCCTAGTGTAGCTTTAGCCTAGTCAAAGCTAAGTGACTTCCATAAAAGTATCAGTGAACGGACAGAGAAATTATGGTCGTATTAACTGCAAAGACCGTCTCATAGTTAAATTGCTCTCTTATATGGTTTACTATGTTGATTTACTTTAATATAAGAGCCTTCTCTGAACGTGAGTGAACATAATTGAGATAAGGATAGAATCGTCACTCTGACACCGATAAATCGGTTAAAACTTGTAATGCAAGAATGAGATTTGTGATATTACAATATTTTTTGGACACGGGTTCAAGTCCCGTCATCTCCACCAATATGCCGACATAGCTTGAAGTGGTAAAGCTTGTATCGTAGAAACCGGGTAAATGATACTAGAAACCGCGGTTGTTGTGGGTTCGAGTCCCGCTGTCGGCAACATATCTGGGCGTAGTTCAGTTTGGTAGAACTCTAGTTTTGGGAACTAGTGGTCGTAGGTTCAAGTCCTGCCGCTCAGACCAGAATTTGTTATTCATTTTTTCATTTTTACTTCCTTTACACCCCTCGTAGTTAAATTGCATTAAAAGAAGGGCTCCAGATTAGGTAGGTCTACACCAAAGTATGCAAATGGTAAAAGTTAGACCTGAAATTAAAGAGATAAAACTACATAAACGCAAGCCTAATCATTTTTATGGGGCGTTAGCTCAGTTGGGAGAGCGCTACCCTTGCAAGGTAGAGGTCGTGGGTTCGACCCCCACACGCTCCACCATAAATTTGGGTGGATATTCCGTAGTTGGTAGCGGGGCTGACTGTAAATCAGTTGCCATTGGCTCCGGTGGTTCGATTCCATCTCCGCCCACCATTTTATTAAAGGAGATTTATGAAACCACATCCATTATTAGAAAAATCAATTTATTATGATAGAAAGGCTTCTGTTGCTTGGTATTGTAATCACAAAATAAAAGAGAAAATTTATAGATGGCTTTCTAAATATTATGAAGAAAAGTGGAGAAAAATAGCACTAAAATAATGTCCACTTACTCAAGTTGGTGAAGAGGAGAGTTTGCTAAACTCTTAGGACATTAATTTGTCGCAGAGGTTCGAGCCCTCTAGTGGACGCCATTAATGCACCTGTAGCCAAGTGGTAAGGCAACGGACTGCAACTCCGTGAGCACAGGTTCAAATCCTGTTAGGTGCTCCAATTTAGTTAGGTAGATAGATAGAAGATAGGAGAAAGATAGTTATGGTATTAAAAACAGTTAAGAGAAGAAAATATGATATTGAAGATTCGACAGAAAGTGAAACATATTTAGAAACAGATTATTTTGCTGATATTGATTATATCAATAAAAGTTTACCTTTAGAACATAGAGATGAAAGAACAGAAAATATAAAATTATGTTTTAAAGATGGTAGAGAATTAATTCTTATATTAAGAACATTAAAAAACAATGTTTGGATTGATAATTATGAACACGTATTCTTAATGAATGACGAAGGAAAAACAATAGAAAGAATAATATAAAAAAATAAATACCTAACTAAATGCTCGTTTAGCTCAGTTGGTTAGAGCACTTGCCCTACAAGCAAGGGGTCGGAAGTTCGAGTCTTTCAACGAGCACCATTTGAAATGTACTTAGCATAGAGAATTTTGTCGTAAAAATGATATAATAAATACGACGAAAGAGGAACTTATTAGTCTAAGTTTTTTAAGGCATTATGGAAACGATTAGAGAGAGTAGAGGGAGATATGGTATCTATTAAGCCCATATGTAAGTCCACCCCGCAGGGCCGCTCCCAATGGTGTTGCGGGCTTATGCCTAGTTGTGATAATTGGTAGTCGGGCGGTCTTGAAAACCGTTGGTCGGAAACGGCTTAGAGGTTCGAGTCCTCTACTAGGCGCCATTCAATTATGTCCTCTTAGCTCAGTTGGATAGAGCATCGCCCTTCTAAGGCGAGTGTCCGGAGTTCGAATCTCTGAGGGGACGCCAGATTTATTTTATAGTTGTGGTGAAAGGAATATAATATGACGAAAACAGGGCCTTTTCCCTCCCGTAAGGGTAACAAAAGAAAAAATTGTAGAAGGATAATAGCATTGTTAATAACCGCTTTAATTAGTATGTTTTTATTACTAAGTCCTAATATGGTTGTTGGTCAAAAAGATGCTTTAGAAGTTTCTGCAAAGGCGCAAGAAAGGGTTAGAACAGACATAATAGACAACTATGTTAAGAAATTAGAAAATCAAGGGTATGAAAATGTTAAATATGAACTATCTTATTTAATTAAATTCTCAAAAGAGAATAACATCCCAATTAGACCATCTATTTCTGATAGTATTAATATAGAAGATTCTTTTATCAAGATGTATGATTATTATGCTACCTATTATGTTGTTCAAGTAAATGAAAAAGATTATTTATTTAAAAGTGAAACTGAGGCTACTAACTTCACATCCGCTCTTAATAAATATGATGGTCAGAAATATGAAATTAATACAACTACAAAAATAGTCAACAATGAAACAGAAGAAAATGAGATTAATGAAATTATAGAGATAAAGAGAACTGCATATGAAAAAGCTAAAGCTGAAGCTGAGGCAAAAAGAAGAGCAGAAGAACAAGCTAGAAAAGAAAAATCCACAACGACATATAACTCTAGCGTATCTTCATTACAATCATATGCACACGATTTAGTCATAAATAGCTATGGCTGGTCTGAAGAAGACTTTAATGCTTTAGTGAAATTATGGAATAGAGAATCTGGCTGGAATCCTAATGCACACAATAAATCAAGTGGGGCACACGGTATTCCTCAATCATTACCAGCCTCTAAAATGGCTAGTGAAGGTAGTGATTATTACACCAATGGTGAAACTCAAATTAGATGGGGGCTAAAATATATCAAAAATAGATATGGTTCTCCTCTTAATGCTTGGGCTCATTCACAACAAAAAGGTTGGTATTAATTATTTTGGTCATAGGTAATATGTGATAGTTTGAAGAAGTCGTTCAATTCTTCGGATATTTATCGTTTTCACATAAAAGAAAACGGCTATATTATGTAAGTAGAGTGAGTGCTTATAATCCACGCCGTTGGACGTTAATATACGGCAGCGTTGCCGGTGGTCAACAGATACCATCCAACTCACATTTAATATCGCGGAATAGTGAAGAGGTTATCACGCTAGGCTCATAACCTAGAGGCCGTGGGTTCAAATCCCACTTCCGCAACCAAGAATATCGGTAAGTAACCCTGTAAAATTAGCGGGGCCCCGGAGGGCGGGGAGTGGGTAATAGAGGCACCAGCTTTTGGAGAACTAGGCTATGAATTTAGTCTACCAATAGCGGATACAGAGGAATAACCACCGATGTTTCGGTATACGAAACCTTACCGACCATTATGCTCTTGTGGCGGAATTGGTAGACGCTTCGGACTTAAAATCCGATGAAGGTTTCTTCGTGGAGGTTCAAGTCCTCTCAGGAGCACCAAATATGTTGGTCATAGCACAATGGTAGTGCGCTGGTTTGTGGCACCAGTTATCTGGGTTCAATTCCCAGTGGCCACCCCAGGAAGGATAATATTATATGAAGGTTGTCTTTTTAGATATTGATGGCGTTGTTAATACTTTTCAATTTTATAAAGAACCACCAATGAATATTCCTAAAGAAAAACTAAAATTGATAGACGGTTATTATATTGATATTTGTAGTGAATCAGATTTAAGAGTATCTAATACGCAAGCTATGATATTATTAGATAAATTATGTCACAAATATAATTTAAAAATTGTAATATCTAGTACGTGGAGATTTCAATATAATAAATGTTGTAAGGCTTTATATAATTCTGGTTTAGGAGAAGATATTGAAATTATAGGCCATACTCCACATTTAGGAACAGAGAGAGGTTATGAAATACAAAGTTATTTACAATTACATCCAGAGATAACTAATTATATTATTTTAGATGATGACGCTGATATGTTACCAAACCAAATTAATCATTTAATTTTAACAAATAATTATATTGGATTTAATTTTAATGATTATATAAAGGCCGAACAAATAATGGCGGATTGGTGAAGTGGTTAACACATACGCCTTTCACGCGTACATTCACGGGTTCAAATCCCGTATCCGTCACCAATAAATGTTATTAAATGGTGTGAAACTACCATTATCAAAAGTGCAGAACTCGTTTGGGTCGCCATCGGATTCATTCGTGTCAACACAGGTGGTTAGTGTGAATAATTCACGAGGCTAGTCGGGGACTAAATTATTCCGGAATAGTAGATTTCGTAAGGTTGATAGCCATTCTACAAGTATTTGAAAGATATATATAATAGTTGAGAAATTGGTTCGTAATTAAGGTAAAAAGACCTTTATCACCTAACTCTAAAACTTTGCAAAGTGCTATTATGTGAAATCTAGCGGATTTCGTTCTTGATAAAGGGGAGAAATATCAATCAAATACGACCTGGTTGGGTAGCTCAGTTGGTAGAGCACGGGACTGAAAATCCCGGTGTCAGTGGTTCAATCCCACTTTCAACCACCATACGCCTGTCGTCTAATGGTTAGGGCTTACGGCTTATATCCGTACTATCGGGGTTCAAATCCCTGCGGGCGTACCATTGCTTCCATAGCTCAGTAGGTAGAGCGGATGGCTGTTAACCATTAGGTCGGAGGTTCGAGTCCTTCTGGAAGCGCCATTATATTGCTGGTCAGTGTCGAGTGCAGAAAGCAATTAAAACACGGGGTTACGACAAAATGTGGGTATCGTTTAATGGTAGGACTTCAGCCTTCCAAGCTGATAATGTGAGTTCGATTCTCATTACCCACTCCAAATTGATAATATTAGGTTTTAACTTTGATGCAGAAACGTAGGAGCAACTGCTGATAGCTCAATGACACTAACGAGACTAATAGAATAAGTTATGTAAAACGTAGGGTGTGTATAGAATGTTTGGTCGACCCTTTACTATACAAGCGTTTTCCTATTTATATATAGAGGTATAACTCAGTTGGTTAGAGTGCACGTCTGATACGCGTGATGTCGTAGGTTCGAATCCCACTACCTCTACCAGATATTGCCGGGTAGTCAAGCGGTAAGACACTAGACTTTGACTCTAGGATGCGCTGGTTCGAATCCAGCTCCGGCAGCCAAAAAAAAGAATAAAATTGAGTAAAGGGGGGAATGGTTATGGCAAAGAGAAAAGCTAGTAATAGCGGAGAAGCCCATTTTAGTATTACTCAAGCCAATTTGGACAACAAAGGAAAAACAAATAAGAAATTAAAAAGAAATCCAATGGCGTCTAAATATTTAACTGCTAAAGGTAAGGAGTTAAAAGAAAAGGCCGAAGCATATGCTAAAGAACATTTTAAAAAGGGTAGAAGATATAAAAAAAATATTGAGGTGTGATTATGAAAAATGTTTTTATTGACCTAGATAATACTTTAGCTGCAAACGAAACTTGTGATAATGTTGATTTTACTCCAGGCTTATATTTAAATAAAAAGCCAATCCATATAGTTATAGACGCTATTAAATATCTATATGAACAGGAAAATTTAATTATTATCAGTGTCTATTCTGGTGGTTGGGATGGTAGGCAAGAAAAAATAGAATGGATGAGAAAATACCTTCCTAATTGTATGATAAAAAATTCTCCAATTTTAATAGACTATAGAGATTATAGAACCAAAGCAGACTTTATAAAAGATTATGCTTTTATGAATAATATTAATTTAAATGATTGCATAATTATTGATGATAAAAAAAAGATATTACAGGAATGTAAAAACATTGGAATTAAATCTTTATATCCACAACAAATTATATGTATGTATGAGGAATTTAAGGTGATGGTTGAAAATGATTAATAGATATTTAAGAGATTTAGGAGTAACAGAGAAAAATTGGCCATTTGATAGAGATTTTAAAGATAAAAGATATATTCCAGATGATACGGGATTAGCCGAATCAGATACTTGGGATATGCAGACTTCTTTGGCTATGATTATATATACTTATTTAATGAAATTTAAAGAAACTAAGAGAATTGCGTATCCAGCATCATTAAGCCCAGAAAAATGGGAGAAAATATTAGACGATATGATAAGAGGCTTTGCAATTATAATAAAAGGTGTAGAATCAAAAACACAATTTAAAAAAGCTAAAAGGGCTTTAGCTTTATTTAAGACATATTATTTTGATTTATGGTGGTAAAAAGATAGGAGGAATATAATGTATACAGTATTAATAATGAAAAAAGATGATAATAAAGAATTACAAAAGAGAGATTTTCAAGATAATCAAGCAAAAGCAGAAAAATATTTTAATTTATTAAAGGAAGATATATCAAGTCATTCAAGAGAAGATTTATTTGATGCTACAGAAGGAATAAAATATTCTGATATTAGATTACTTTTATTCAAAGATGATGAAGAAATATCTCGTTTCAATAAGTAATTATGAATAATAAAGATAGAGAAATAAAAGTTTTAAGAGATGTATTGCAAAGTATTATAGATATTGGATTTGATTATGATGGATATGGTAATTCTTTAGAAGGATGTAAAAGCTTAATAGATGAATTTGTTTCAATGAGCAAAGATGCTTTGAATGGTAAAGGCATAACTTATTTATCAAATGGTAAAATAGTAAATGTTTTTGATGAAATTGTTGGAGATTATGACCCAAACGATTTTAGTAAACCATTAAATTATTATGATAAAAATAGAAAAGACTATTGACAATTAAACTGAAATGTGTTATAGTTAAGTTGTAATTAAGAAGCAAGCAGTATCAGTTTCTTAATTATATTATTCGAGCCATCTTGGCTCTTTTTTAATAGATTTGCTCCAGAAAATACTATTTTTTAGTATTTAGTGGTGAAAATATGACAAATTTTAATAAAAAACTTGACAAAAATAATATTTTTTGATATTATTATGAATAAGTTGCCCCTATAAATTAGTTGCAACGTAGCGGTGACTTATAATTATTTGTTTCTGACTATAAGAATTGTCGTGGCTTATAGTCAATTTTTTTTGCAATAAAAAAATGATTAAATTTCTTCTCTAATCATTTTTTGTAATATATAAATCATTTCATCATCAGAACATTCTTCAGAATTTAATATAGTTTTATTTTGACTTGACCAAAAATATGGGTCTATACCAATAATCTTCTTTCTTTTTGTTATAAAATATTGTCTAAAAGCTTTTATTTCATAGTCATAAGAATTAAAAATATCTTTAATTTCTAAACAAATATGATATTTATTACGATTAATTTTATTTACATACCCCTGTATATCTTCAACTTTAATTTTGTGCATAAGTTTCCTTAATTGGTCTTCCATATTTTCTTTTTGTTTCAAAAATTCTATCTGATGTTATTCTTGTATCTTTCCCTTTTTCTATTAAATTCTTTATTACTACTTGGTCTTTATATAAATTATTATAATTAGCCATTGTTTCTTGATATTCTATATTTGATAATCTTGTATTGCGATATAATTTGAATTTATCTCTATATTCGTTTTGACTTATATTATGTTTAAATTTAATATGATTACCTAATTTCCTATGCGCTTGCCCACAAATATGACAAATTGGGTCTCCATTAGGAGCATATTTAATTTCTCCACATTCAGGCAATTCATATGCTCCTTCTGGATGTTTTCTTAGATATGCGTAACAAGAATTACAATGTTTTCCGGTTGTAGTATTTTCTCCTCCACACATATCACATATTTTATTTGTCATAATATTCTTCCGTAGTTCTATCTTTATGATAGATATTTATTCTTAACCAACCATTACTTTGGCTTGTCGAAGTTTTTAAATAATCGTTTGTAATTTCAATTATTATATCTTCATTATTTTCATTCTTTGTGGTATAAATATTAGGCTCTGCCATATTATTATAAAAATCATTTAATAAATCTCGAAAATCCCTCATTATTCTTCTCCTTCTTCTTTATCTTCATTTAAAGCTTCTAATCTAGCCTGGATTACTCGCATATTACATTCATCACAGCATCTAGCTTGCTCATCTTTAACTAATGGATAAGGATTATTTCCATATCCTTCAAATTCACATCCGCAAATGCAACAAATATGTTTTTCTTTCATTCTTTCACCTCTTTCATTTATATTGTAACATATCCACCATATAATGTCAATAGAAATCGCTAAAAAAAAGAGACTTACTCTCCCACCATTATTCTGGTAAGATTTCAGTCTCTTTTAAAGTTTTAATTAATTGTTCTTTTTTTAAGTTATAATAACCTTTAATTTTTTTACTTTGAGCAATTTTTTTTAATTCAGATATTGTCATATCTTCATAATCTTTTTCGGTATGTTGTTTTTTGGAATTTTTTTTCTTTTCTGTTTTTATTTCTGCTTCTGCAACTTTTTGAATGATAGCATCTTTAATTTGATTTAAACCATCAATCAATCTTTTTGCCTCTCTCTTTTCTTCAATTCTATTTTTAATCATAATAATTAAAGAATATAATAAGAATATAGTTAATAGAGTAAAAGATACAAATTCCATAATTAAAACCGCTTTTTCCATAGTATTCCTCCTTTTCTACAATTATAAATCATAAAAAAGGATTTTGTCAATAATTATTCAGAATCTTTTGTATTTTCTTCTGGTGCAGGTTCTTCTGCTAATTCTTTAATCCAACTTAGCGTTCTATATGCCACAGAGCTTTCATCATTTATTCTTTCAAATGATTCCAAATCTCCTTTAATAGATTCCACCATTAAATTCCCATCTATAGGCTCCTTAACACTTTCTAAAACACCATTAACCTTTTCTATTAAAGATTCTCTATCTTCTTTTTTATAATGGGCTAAAACATCTGCCAAAATGTTAACCGCTAAATTTTCATAATTATTATATAAATTTTTCCACAAATCCATTTCGTGGTTAATTTTTTCCTCGTTTACTAACATTCTTAATCCTCCTTCTTATCTGTTGAACCAAAGCCGCCAGTTCTTTCTCCTGTAGCATTATCATTATCGACTCCAAGATATTTCATAAAAATAACTTGGCCAATAACATCACCTTTCTTTATTTCGACTGGCTCGGTTCCAACATTATAATAAGCATACATAAATTCTCCATCATTGTCAATATTGCCATAATAATCAGAATCTATTACTCCTATTCCATTGGCCAAAACTAATTTCTTTTTACCCGGATTAGAAGAACGATTTGCTAACATAAACCATTCGTCTCCTTGACAATAAGCTTTTAATCCTGTATGAATTAATGTTGGTTTATCCCCATTTTTAAATACTGGGATAATAGTATCTTCTGCTGCTTCAACATCATAGCCAGCAGAATATTTTGTTTTACGGACAGGAAGATTTATATTTTTATCTTCCCATCCTTTAGCTACTTCAAACCCTCTCTTTTTTAATACATAAATATCTGATTCAAACATAATTTCCTCCTATTTTTTACGCAACGATAATTTTTTATTTCCAAAAGTTTCTAATTCAGGCGTAATTTGATATATATTCCCTTTATCATCAAAATCAACGTCCACCCACCAACAAGATTTATCATTAGCCAATCCTTTACTTCTACAATATGGTGTTTGGTCTTCAAGACAAGATGTTTGAAAACAATGAGTGTCATCTTGTTTCATATAAAAACTTTGATGAATATGGCCAGTTTGTAAAATATGTGGTCTTTCTTGTAATGGAATACTATCTAAATATTTTTGCATTTTATAAGAACGAGCATAAGCCGAACCACCAGAGCCGTGAAATAATCTAATTTTAAGTTTGCCAATCATCATATCTGCTACGTCGGCACCTAAATATACAATATCATCTCTTTGTTGTGCTATAGATTTTAATATCTCTGAACCGGCACTTTTATACCACCAATCATCGTGGTTTCCTTGTATAGCATATGTTCTACCACTAAAAGTAGGATATTTATCTACGCAATATTGAACTTGCCCTTCATATGATGGTTCTCTTAATTCATATACTTGTTCTGGTTTTGAACTACGTCCGTCTGTAAAATCACCAGAATGAAGTATGTGTTTAACACCTTTATCTTCCGCTTTTGAATATAAATATCTCAAAATGTCTAATCTATCGTATTTGCTAGCTAAATGAGTATCGCTTATTAATAATAACTTTAAATGTTCTAAGTTATAAGGAAGTTCATAGACATCTTGCTTTCTTTGAGGGGCTTTCATCACTAAAACCTCTCCATTAATGTATTCTATATTATATCCTTGTTGATTCATTAAAGTAATCAAACCAGCAACTTCATAATCTTTTAATTTTAAATCTTCACAAATTTTATCAAAAGATTTTTTCTTTTTTGCCATATAATATATTTTATCACATAATTGTTTTCTTTTTTTATTTTCCTCATCATTTGTATGGTACATATAATCAACTTCCTTCCTTTAATTATAAATACCCTTGTTTTCCTTTTATTCTATTTGTTTCTGAATAATAATGCCGTATAAAGCAACATAGCTCCAAACCATTGTAATGATACTGGCCAATCTCCTTTAATACAAATATTTAATATTAAACTTCCTAAAGCACCAGTAACCATTAATGCTGGAAATACTATTTTTAAAATATCAACTAAGTTATTCATATAATATTGTTTCTCCTTCTTTAAGACTTTTCTGAACATCAATAACTCTTTGATTTGAAGAACCTTTCCATTTTAATGTTATATCTCTCAATTCTTGTTTAAATTGACCATCTATAACTACATCCGTATGTTCTATCAAGTTATCGCATCTTATGCTCTCAAACTCAAAATTACCGCCCGTATAGAGCCAAACTTTCTTATTTGGATAAATATGTTTAACTCGTCTTAAAAGCGCCGTAAGAGGCTCTATATTACGTTCCACGAGGGGTTCTCCACCAAGAATAGTTAATCTTTTAATATAATTTGGTTTTAATAATTCTATAATTAAATCTTCTTCTTTTTGAGTCCATTCTTTTCCCTTATCGAAATCCCAAGTTTCTGGATTAAAACAGCCAGGGCAATGGTAGGGGCATCCTTGTGTATATAAAGATACCCCAAACCCTTTTCCATTAATAGCCTCACATTCATCTATTAAATTATACCTCATTTTTACTCTTCCAATTCTTCATTTTATTACTATGTTTATATCTATCTTCTACTTCTTTTTGTTTACCATAGTTAAATGCAGTTTTATAATTTCCTGTTAAATAACCCGTAACCCTTCTTAATTGTTGGATATGTTCACTATGACACATAGGACACTCATCATTAAATTCATCTGTGTAACCACACTCTAAACAAGTATCATTTGGAACATTTAATGCAAAATAAGGAATATCTTTATCCATAGCATAATTAACTAATTCTTCTAAGGCTTCAAGATTATTTTGAACGCCACTATCTAATTCTACATAAGTAATACACCCAGCATTACTATAACCAGTTAATTGGCTTTCAATATCTATTTTTTCAAATGGTGATATTTTAACCCAAACAGGAACGTGAATTGAATTTGTAAAATAGTCTCTATCTGAAACATTTTCTATCTCTCCATATTGAGCCTTGAACTTTTTCATAGCAGTATAACAAAGATTTTCAGCAGGAGTATAATAAACACCAATATTTAACTTATATTGCTTTTTAAATTCAGCACATCTATCTTTAAATAATTGTTCAATTCTTTTAGCAAGTTCCATACCTTCAGGTGTCGTATGGTCTTTTCCGATTAATATTTGAAGTGTTTCAGCTAAACCAATTTGTCCTAGAGCTAAAGTGCCGTGTTTCATTGCACTTTCAACTGTTTTGCCATCATAACCCAACATTAAGCCATTTTCATACATAAATTTAGCAGATTCAGGAGATTGTGAGCAAATATAATTATATCTTTCAATAAGCATATCTTTTGCCTCTCCAATTTTTTTATCTAATAATTCCATAAATTTATCTACATCTCTATCAGCCTCCATTGCAAGGGTAGGCATTATAATTGTGACTGGGCAAATATTTCCACGACCATCTTTTGTTTGTGGATTAGTTCCTTCTTCAGCATTAATATCAGCTCCATTATATGTTCTACAGCCCATTGTGCTAACATATGTTTTTGGGTCGTTTTTATCATATCCAATATTTGTAGACCAGTCTACATTAACATAATTAGGATATAATCTTTTTGATGTTGATTTTAATGCTAATTGGAATAAATCATAATTGGGGTCTCCAGGTTTTCTGTTAACTCCTTTCATACATTGAAAGATTCCACAAGGGAATATAGGAGTTTTCCTTACTTTACCAACTCCTTCAATTGAACCTTCCAATAATGCCTTAATAACCATCCTACCTTCTGGTAAAGTACAAGTTCCATAGTTAATTGATGTAAATGGTAGTTGATTACCAGAACGACTTTGTAATGTATTCAAATTATGATACATACCTTGAACGGCTTGCATTAATTCTTTTTCTGTTTTAGCCATTGCATATTTATAAACTCTAGGGAATTGTTTATAAAAATCATCCTCAATAGATAAATCACTTTCACATCTTAAATCACTTTCCTCAATAAACTCCATTCCTTCATTAAAATGTTTTCTGAATGATATTCTAACATAAGGAACCATAGTCCAGTCTAAATGACTAGCACTTACTCCTCCGAATTGTTGAAGTGATTGTAATTGGAATAATACTGCAACTAATTGAAATGCTGTATTAATAGAACGAGCAGGACGAACATCTGTTTGTCTCGTATTAAAACCTTCTTTTAATAGTTTATCAAAAGGAATTGTCAAACAATTGTGCATACCAACCGCATAAGCATCTAAATCGTGAATATATATCTCATTATTTAGATGATTTTCTCTTGCCATATCAGATAAAATATAATCAAGAGCAAATTTTTTCATAAGGGAATTTTTAGCCTCTCCCATTCTTCCACCAAATGAATATTCGTCAACATTAGCATTTTGATTTTGAACATTGGAAGCGGCAAGTTTTTCCGAAATATCTTTCATAAATTGAGAGTTTCTTTCTCTCACTTTAGTTCTTTCATATCTATAAGTAATAAAATTTCTTGCAATATTTTTATAATTGCTTGCCATTAACTTTTCTTCAACAATATCTTGTATTTGTTCTACTGTTAAATCATCTTCTATATTTGCAATAAAATTGGCTATTTCTCTTGCTTTTAAATGGGCTTTTTCAGATATTTCATTTTCTATATCTTGAAACGATAGCTCGACAGCCCTAACTATCTTTTCTTTGTCAAATAATTCTGTTCTTCCGTCTCTTTTAATAACTTTTTTCATTATAAATTCCCCTTTCTTAAATTTTAAACATATTCTACATTACATTTTAAAAACCTAAGAACGTGAAATAACATATCATATCCAAAAGCAGAAAAGGTATATAAAGCCTCTTCCCAATCATCATTTTGAGCATCTACAACAAAAACATCATCATTATCAACAAAAATCTGATATTTTTCTGGATTATTGATACATTTTTTTAACCATTCTTCGTCTTCTTTATGCCACATCTAATAACTCCTCGCTTTCTATAACTAATACATTTACTTTATGAGAATAACAAGTTGTAGCATCTAACGCTATAACTCTTCCATCATCTCTTTTTAAGATAGACCAGGTTTCGTCATAATGACCAACATCATACATTTTTCTCAATGTTTGTGTTCCAAAATGACCTATTACTACGATTTTATCCGTATTTTTTATATCTTTACCAAAAAATGACCCATCATCCCACATTAGAGCATCCCAATCAATAAAACTGTATCTAATACAATGGGGATTATGCCAATCTGGTGCATTAGTGTCTATTGCCCCGTGTGTAAATATATAATTTTTTGTTTCGTAATAATATGGTCTAGTTCTTAACCAATCAAGTAAATCTGGATATTCTTTATTAATTTCTTCTCTGGCCTCTTTAACCCAAATAGCAAAGTCTCCATAAGTTGGGTCTGATATATTCTTATCTATCATACACCAAGATTCAAATGGGTCTGTCCTATGTAGGAAATCAGCAAAAGTTTCTTTCTCTCCATTTCTATAATAATTAAATGGGTCTAATGAAGTTCCGTCTAAATAATCTATGAACATCATTGTATGATTACCTTTTAAAACAATGGCTTTTCCCTCATCTGACAATCTCTTTAAATATTCATAAATATCAGCAGAGCGTTCTCCTCTATCAAAGGCATCTCCTAAGCTAATTAATAAATGATTTGGATTTTTCTCGTCATATCCAGCTTGTTCTAAAGCCGTTATTAATGCGTCAAAATCTCCGTGTATATCAGACACGGCAAAAATTTTCTTTTTCATAAAATTCTCCTTTTATTCTAAAATAAAACCTCTTACCATTATTCCGCATAAATCTTCTCTATCTTCATACATTATACCTAAATCTAAATCAAAAACTCTACCAAAAGTGCTAGGATATTCCTTTAAATCATTTTTTGTAATAGAAATATCATAAACTTCAAGAAAATTATTAATATCATCAATAGAATCTTCTAATTTTGAATATTCTCCCATATAATATAGATTATTCCATTCATCTTGAATTAAAATCATATATCTTTTATTGTTACCTTTAATCTGATTAATAATATTAAATTTAACACATTCATTAACAATCTTCTTTAATTTATTATAAGTTTTAGAATTAAATTCAAAATCTTTATATTTTTCTAATACTTGTTCTTTAATTATTCTGGTATCTTCATCATAATCTTTGGCTAAAATACGAGCCTTTTCTAATTCCCAACAACCTTTTTTTATATTGATAAAATAGTTTCTAACTCTTTCATCATTTATTTCTAAAGCTTCCCCAAATGGTATATCCCAACAAAAAACCTCATTAATTAGTCTATTAAGCCTAACAATATGATGTAATTGTTTTGGGTCATATCCATATTTTTCTATTTTATCAATAAGACTAGGATATGGATGTTCTAAAGCAATAACCTTCTCTTTACTCATTCCACTCATACATTTAGCTAATTGAGGGAAATTCATCTCTACAATATCATTTCCCATTTCAAGTATTTGATTTACAAAGTATTCATATATAGGGTTAATTATTTTATATTTTGTAAATAATATTTCTAAATATGCAGGATTAGATTTCGCCCACATATCTTCCATCACTCTTATATCTTTAACATCTATTTGCTCTCCATCTAATTCATATTTTGTAGAAACCATTTTATTCCCACAAACCAAATTATCTAAAGTTGGCAATACAATAGCTTTAGTGTCAACATCACTATGATAATCGTCATCATTAATGAATAAACCATAATTCATAGAACCTTGAGCAAAAATAGCTACAACATTTAACCCTAAAGATTTTAAATAATTATAATGCTTTTCAACTCTTTCCATTATATATTTATCATACATAATATCACCTCTTACTTCTTAATCTTAAATAACAACCCCCACATACGCCTTCATATTGAATATCTGAAGAACCATCTATAAGAACTTGATTCCCTTCAAATATTGGCTCTCCATTTAATATGCGTAAGTTTTGTGTGGCCTTTTGCCCGCACCTACATATTGTTTTTAATTCTTTAATATCATCAGCTATTTCTAATAATCTAGTTGAACCAGGAAAACCTTTCATTTGAAAATCACATCTTAGACCGTAACAAAGAACAGGAATATCATATTCTTTTGTTATAAAATATAATTCGTCAACTTGTTCTGGAGTAAGAAATTGAGCTTCATCAACAATTATAGCAGTAGGTTTCTCCGGTTTCATACATTCCATAATTGTTTTATCCGGTGTTAAAAGAATATCCACTTCTCTATCAACGCCTAATCTACTAACAACCTTATTTTCTCCTTTAGTATCAATAGATGGTTTTATCAAAATAACTTTCATACCCTTTTCTTCATAATTATGAGCCACTTGTAATAAGGCCGTCGTTTTACCACTACTCATAGCCCCATAATGAAAGTATAATTTACTCATTTGTTTCCTCCCATATTAAGTCATCTAATTTTGAAATAGGAATTAATTCAATATATTTTTTTAAAAAATTATATTTAAATTCTTCGTCTTCTTCCCAATAATTACATCCATAGGCCCTAAATAATAAGTCGGTTTTAGTTTGGGTTTTAGCCCATTCTGCAAATTCTTTGCGTTCTTTTTTATACATTTTTTCTCCATTTGATAAATTATGTTTTAAATCATCTATATATAAACATAGTTTATGTCTAACTTTATCAAATTGTTCCGTATATTCTGGGAAGTAAGCCAATATATCATCATCTTGCTCGTCTAAAATTATTTTTAATATCTTTTTATTACTAAAAACTCCTTCTCCTCTAATAAAGAATAATTCTGTATATAAAGCGGATTTCAATTTAATTCTATTAAAGTGAGAATCACATAAAACGAATCCTTCAAAATTTTCATCTTTATCAGTCATCTTATCTGTTACCATTTTAATTTCATCTACACTATTACATATAAATGATTTTGGAGTTTTAATTTTATCACCAAATAAGATTTGCGCTATCGTTGGGATATAAGACCTATCAAACTCATCTAAAGTCTTATTGTTTCTAATAGATAATAAATACAATTTTGTTTCATTATATGGAACGACTAATTTTGTATATGGGCTGACCAATTCAAACATATAAGTACATTCTTTATTTAAAATATTAAAATCTAAATCTCCCCAAGCTTCATTAAATATATCTCTATAAGAGTTATATTCACCAACGTCAACCGGTGCATCTTCAGCATCTATATTTCCAGATGTAGAAACGTGCCATCCTGTTTTATCATCATACCAAACTCCAATCAAAGAGCCATCTATCTTTTCTGATGCTTCACAAGGGAATTCTAATTTGGCAGCTTCTTCCTGTCCATAATTAAAAAATTTAGTAAATCTCATAGAAGCAACTTTGTATTGTTGAATAGGAGGATTACTTAATAGCTCAATATTATCTTTTTTTAATATTAATCCTCTACATTCTTGAACTATATCTAAAGACATATCGCTTTTAGGTTCAACTTGACTATATTTTAATAAAACAAAATCCCCTTTATGCTTAATAATTATATTATAAGGGGAAGAAGAAAGAATCTCTTCCCAATTTCTATTCTGATTTATCAGTTTGAGAACTTTCAATTCCCTTCTTTTTTCTTCCTCCACTCTTACTCTTCTCCTTCTTTTTGTTTTTTTCAATCGTTTCTAGTAATTTCCTTTTAAATTCTTCTCTTAAATCAACTTTCATTATTTGTTTCCTCCTCTATCGTCGTTAATTTATATGCACTAAGCCACCATTCTTTGTCGTTTGTTTTTTGCCAAGTATCATTAACTTTAACTTGTTTATATCTCTCCTCGAATTTAATAGCTTTAATAACTTGACCTTTTTTAATCGGATTATTTTTAAACGTCGTTTTATTAATTTTACATATAACCGATTTACCATTATTAAGACAATATAAAGTTATTCTTGGAGTATATTTGGTGTCAACATCAACAACATAACAAACCTTTTTATCCACATCATAGGTCATACTAATATATCCTAAAGCATCCATTTCAAAAGAAACTTGTTCTTTTATTCCAAAGGATTCGTTTGGAGTAGTACGCTCTATTAATTTGAGTATATCACATATATTTTCAAATTTAAACTGTTTTTCTGTTTCTGTTACACCATCTGACTTAAAAACATATTCTGGTATATTAAACTCTTTTACTTTGTCTTTTGCTATAATTTTTCGGCCATAAAGGTTTTTAAATTGTTCATATACATTTAATAGTTTTTTATTGTTGCCAAATTCTTGAAAATATTGAGCCTGAATTAAAATATCTAATTGTCGAGCATTGATATAGGCCTTATTATTTTCATCTTTGGCTGTCGTAATTTCTGCCAATAAATCTATAAAAGTATCATATTTATTTTCTCTTAAACTATATAAATATAGAGAACATTCTTTATTTAAAAATTTAATGGCTCCAGTTCCTTTATAGATTTTATTATGTTCTTTATCCATAAAATATTCATCTTTTGAATATCTAAATTTAGGCTTTTCTAAAGTAATCCCATAATATTTGAGTTCACTTGTTAATTTACCAGTCCTTGTAGCATCATTACTATAATAATTTAAAGCCACAGTATAATATTCTAATGGATAATGAGATTTTAAATAAGCGCCATATAAACTATCATAAGCATAAGATAAAGAGTGACTGGCATTGAAAGAATATTTAGCCGCATCTTCTACGACTTGCCAAGTTTCTTCAAACCCTTTTTCTTCTCCAACTTGTTTGTGCCATCCCTCTAAAAGTTGTTCTTTCAAGGCTTTTAACTCTGGTTCTTTAAACTTTTTCTTTGCTATTTTTTTAATTACATCATATGACTGAGGTTCTGATATACCAAGCCAAATCAAATATTTCATTATTGATTCTTGATATATTAATCTGTGCTCACTATCTTCTAAAATATTATCAAGGGCATTAACACCGGTCGTATAAGGTTTTCTTTCTATAAAATCATCTAATAAACTAGCACATCCTGGTCTTATAATAGCCACAAATGATGACATTTCTGCTAACGATTTAGGTTTATACCTCATAACTAGCCCTGTAGCATAATCAGAATCAGCTTGGTTAATAGAACAAGTTAATCCTTTTTGATAAACTTCAAATGTTTTGTCATCTAAAAGTTTATCTAACTCATTTATGGTAGGAATTGGAATATTAGCTAGTTTACAAACGTCTCTTATAATAGCCCAAACAGTAACTGTTAAATAGTCGTTTTTAAGATATTTATATTTGTCACAATTATATCCATCTAATAAACAACATATTTTGCCATTAGGCGTTTTTATCATTCCTATTTCACTACGAACATCTTTATCATAAAGAACCATAGAGCAAGGAGATTCTGAAACACCTTCTACAACCCCAATAAACCTTTTACTTTCTTCTATTATATCTTTCCATTTAGGGTCATCTCTATATTTATCTAAATCTTTAGCTACCTCGTTAACCGTGTCATAATCTATATCTAAAGCTTTACAATAAAGTCTGAACCCAGAAGACTCTTGTAATGGCTTCCAACTAATCATCCACCCGCAATTATTTTCTCCTAAAAGGTCTTTGCTTGCTTGGATAAATGGTTCAGCATCTGCCGTATTAAGGTCTATATCTGGCAATGAACGAGCTCCTAAAATTCTTTCGATAGACATAAATCTTGTTGGGAATAGTGTAATAGGTGATTCTAATCTATCTATATTAGTTAAATGTAATAGTCGTGTAACATAGAAAGATGGAGCAGAATTATGAACAATCATATTATTAATTAAATAACTGTGATTATTTTCTACCTCTAAATCATATACTCTAAATGATTGTTTCTTTATTCTTTCAATTTCTTTTACTGGAAGATAATAATATTCTTTATCTTCTAAGACTCTTTCAGATATTTTTTTAGTATTTTGTGCATTGGGATTTATCCTTAGTTTATATGATTCTTTGCATTTATATCCTCTTTTATCATCCCATATAGGTCTTACACTTAAGGAATTTACGCCATATTCAGTATACAAACACATTAACTTATAAGCATTTGCAATAGATAAAGAGGTATTATCAAAACTTATTCTGTGGTCTGTTTTAGTTGCTCTACTACCATCAGAATTTCTTAATCCAAATATTATTCCTTCTATCATTTTTTTGGATTGATTAAACCATTTAGGATTAAATTCTTTATCTTTTCCTTTTTTAGACTGGAATAATTCTTTTTTAATAAAATTATTAAATACTTTTGAATGAATATATAATTGGTTTAATTTTTTATCTTTACTAGGATTTTCATAAACAGATACACCTAATTTATTTGCTATATTATAAAATATTATTTTATTAATACTATCTTTATCTGTTTCTGTATTTATAGCTAAACCAACATCACAATTTTTAGTGCTGTTATTAAACCCGTCTCCATACATTAAACCTATAAATTCATTAAAAGTTCTATCTACTTGAATGTATCGGTTAATAGTTTTATTATATCTTTTATTACTTCTATCATATTCTTCATAAATAAAATTATCATCAAATCTATAACCAAAATCATTATAATCGTTTAAATCTATAATTTTTAAATGATTATCTTTGAACTTAATTTTAGGAACACAAACATAATCTCCTTTAATTATATTTTGAGCTTCAATCCATTCTCTATCCCCATTTCTATAAATAAGAATTTTATGGTCTCTAGTACATATAGTTGGATAATACTTATCTGTGCCATAAAGATGCTTTATTTTTATCATAGGCTCTCCTATATCATAGGAAAATGTATTTAGAACTTTATTGAATCTACCATCTTCCGTCACAACATAATCTCCAATTTCAACTTTTTTTAAAGGTTTTATTCCTTTTAAAGTATGTACGAGAGCATCCCCAGTAAAACATCCTCTTCCGGTATTTGTTAAAACCCCGCCATATTTTTCTTTGGCTATTTTTGCAATATTATAATCAATTAAGAAATAATTAGCCATATTAGTTTTTTCAATAATATCTACTTCATATCTAATAGCATCCAAATATTCTTTATGTCTCTCTTTTGGTATTCTGTTTTTATCTTCTTGCCAAGATTGATTTAATATTTGTTTTAAATCATCTATTGGATGTTCTGATACGGATGGTAATTTAATATCATCATTAATATAATCACTACAATCAACATTTTCAAATATATATGTGCTGTCTAGTGCTTCCTTTATTTGATTTTTATTTAATATTCCTTGTATTTCATATCTTTTAACTATTTCGTCATAATCAGGATAATCTAATATAAAATTAGTTTCTTCTTCATAAACAATTCCTTTGGCTTCTAAGAATAAATCTCTGTCCGCAGGTTTTAATTCATATTCCTTATTATTAATAGTTATTTTATCATATTCTTTCTTCTCGGTAGGATAAATATAATGACTATCATTTGCGTGAATAATTCGAATATTATATTTTTGAGATAATTGTAAAACTGTTTTATTAACTTCTTTTTGAATATCTTCATTATGATTTTGAACTTCTAAAAAGAAATTAAAACCAAAATAATCTTTCATTTCTTTAATAAGTTCTTCATTGTTCCATAAGCCAGCAACACAAGCAGTTGTTATCATTACATTATTAGGATTTAAAGAAAATAATAATTCGTGGTCTATTCTTGGTCTATAGTACATACCAGTAGTAAAAGATTCTGATATTATTCTATTTAAATCTCTAATGCCATCGTGATTTAATGCAATGATAATAATATGTCTATTACTACGGTCTTTTTCAAATCTATCATTTACATAATATAATTCGGCACCAACAATCATTTTTAAATTATATTGATGTGCTAAAGTTGTTGCTTGAAAAATATCCCCTTGTAAACCGTGGCAAGTAGTAAAAAAAGCATCGTGACCTAATTCTATTGCTCTTTTACAATAATCTTCCATACTAACAATAACATCCATTGAAATAGGATTGCCATACATATTATGACAGTGATAATTATAGTATTTCATTCCCTTCACCCTTTCCTATCTTATAAATAAATACTATCATAAAATAGAAAAAAAGTCAAGTTGTTCTTGGCTTTTATTATCTTCTTTTCTTTTTGTTTTCTCTACGCACTCTTTCTTCTTCAAAAAGAATAGTATTTTCTTGGAATTTACGCAACATTTCTTCAAAATCATTTTTGTTTTCTTTATGTTCTCTTTGTTTCTTTTCTGTATTTTCTTCTTTTATAGAAGATTGTTCTTTGCGCTTAGCCTTGCAATCCTTACATCTAACTGGTTCTGATAGGCCTTTTTCTTCAAAAAATCTTTGTTCTCCAACACTAAATACAAATTCTTTTCCACAATTTCTACAAATTATAATTTTATCTTGTTTTTCAGACATAATTTATTTAATTTCTCCTTTTTCTTCTTCATTAATATTTAAAACTTCAACGTCATTATTTTGATTACTTTCTTTCAAATTTTCTTCTGTTTGAGGAATGTTTATCCCCTTTATTGAAGCATATTGTTGTTGACCAGTC